TAACTAATGTACTTGGTGTTTTATTAAAGTCAAATGATAGATATAATTGTGTGTTGTCTGGTAGTTGATAGCGTTCATCTGTAAAATGAATATTGCGACGTAGTGCATAAAAGAACGGATTTTTTATGTCAACCACTCCCCAAAGTCCTTTTACGTCAACTAATAACCTATTTGTATTGCCATGTGCATTTTGCAACAATGTACTATAATACATTTCTTTATCTATAAACTCATTATTCAAATAAGTAGAATGATTAAGGTATGTATTTTCTCTAAATGATTCTTTTACTTCATATCCGTTTTTTTCTTCAAAGAAATAAGAACGCAACCAATGCGATTCACTAACTGGATTAAAACTAATTATAAATTGATGTGTTTTTGTTAGTGGAGTTCTTAATAGTGCGTTAAGTGTTAAAAAGTCATCTTCTTTTCCTTTTGTTATTTCATCCCACCATATTACAGTTGGGTCTGAAATACCCTTTGTTTTTTCAGCGTCATCCATTCCAATAGGTGTAAATCTTGTACCAGTTACGTTATTTACTATCCTATAATCCCCCTCGTAAAATGTAAAATAATTACTTAAACCTATTTGTGATGCTATTTTTTTAAATTCTGCATACTGTTGTATTTTAATATGCCTAAATTCCTTATTGACATAAAGTATATGATTATATTCTGACCTAAAAGAAAGTAAAAGAAGTTTTAAAATAATATGGTGTGTTTTGCCACTACCACGACTGCCAAAGGCAATTATATACCTTTTATCACTTAATAGAAGTTCTTTAAAGTGTGAACTATATTTTGTTGGTTTAAGTATAATTTCCACATTACTCTATTGTTACCTTATTTTCGGTTACTGTTATATTAGATTCTGTTTGTTCTTTTATACCATTTAATCGTGCTGTTAAACTCGGATTGAATATACCAACCATGCCACCACTCACTTGATTATTTTGAATTTCAGACTTAATGCGTGTTGAGATAGGGAAAAAATCTTTGTAACTTTCGTTTTTATTTTCAAAATATATAGTTAAATCAGGGTGTGTGATGTTTGTATTATCCATAACAAAACATTCAAAACCAACCATAGTATAAGGACGTTCTTTTAGTCTATAAACTTCCTCTGCATCTTTTCCAACAAAGTCATGTACCTTTATAGGGTTTTGTGATACCCACTCTTTGTATTGAGTAAATAAGTCGTATAACTTTTCAGGTGTTTCTATGTATTTGTGTTTTGCCATTACCAATATTTTAATGAAATGTGAATAAATACATAACTTATAGCTAAATAAAGAAAAATCTAAATATTATCTCAAATTTACTCATTGCCTTTAATTTATCCATTTACTTTTGCATGTCTTATACCTATATTAATATTCGATATGTTTTTATAAGTAGTTCCGTATTTATTTGCTAATTCTTTATGAGTTGTTGTTTTTTCTGATAATTTACGCTTTATTTCTATTACTTCATTTGTACTTAACCTTTTCGATTTAGATATAAATCTACCTTTTAAGTTGTCAGACTGTGTAATATATCTAAGGTTTTCTGCTCTATTATCTGTTTTTATTCCGTTTATATGGTCAACGAATGGCAAATTATTTTGGTTTTCACAAAACATATCTGCTATTAGTCTATTAACTCTTAGTGTTTTCCATCCATTACTTCCTTTTGCATTACATTTATAATAACCAGTATCGCTTATGTGTTGTTTTTTTATTTCAAACGTTAAAGCATTTCTAACATTTCCTAAATTAGATACTTGTATTGAGTTATAAACTTTATGTGTTTTCCAAATTTCCATTTTCATTTACTTTGGTGTACAAATTATATCTAATTGGCTATCATTCAAACCTTGCTCTTTATAAATATTTCTGTAAATATAGTTATTTTCTTGCAACCATGCAAATATATCGTTTCTTGAAATTCCTTGACGTGCTAAGGTTGCGTCGTTAATCTCGATAACCATAATAGGTTTGAACTTTGTTATGGTTTCTTTAGCACCAATTAACGCTTTCAATTCAAAGCCCTCGCAGTCAATCAAAATAAAATCACAACTATCTAATTCGTAAAAATCTAAATACCTAACAGATATTAAAGAAGGTGAACAACCATTATTTTCTTCAATATATGCCATGCCAACATTGTCGCTATCATTATTTATTGTGCAATTAGAAATTTTATCAGATATTGCTATATTGTGTAATTCTACATTCGGATATTTTGCTAAATTGTATTCTAAACATTCAAACGCTTCTCCGTTTGGTTCAAAACATATTATCTTACTTGCAATGTCTTTAAAAGCATAAGCATAACAACCTATATTTGCACCGATGTTGATTAAAGTTCCGTTTTTTGGAAAGTAAGGTAAGTATGTTGGTAGTGCGTTAATATCAAAATCTAATCTATTGTGTTCTACAACCCACTTACTAAGGTGTGTATCACGTTCTATTATTGCTATTCCGTTGTGTATTTTCATATTGTATTTTCTATTTCTTTACGTTCTATTTCTGTAAGATTTGACCATGACCAATACTGTTTAGATTTATTTTCTGGCAAGTATTCAGGAACTCCATTTGTAACATCAACAATCGAATAGTCATCTGGTTGCATCTTTTCAGCATAGAAACCTAATGCGTTGAACTCGCTAAATTGTCTATATGGTTGACTCATCACATAGTTTTCAATATCTGGAAATGAATCATTAAACATTTCAAGAGTTGATTTATGAAATATTTGTGGCGCAAATCTCATATATTCAAACTCTATATTTTCTTTAAATAGCTTTTCTGTTGGTTTTTTCCAGCATATAGCTTCACCGACATAATTATAATCTGCTTTTAGTATAATTGGTTTATTTTCGTGGAAATAATCTAAAATATTCGCATTTGGTTTAAAAATTACATCTGAATCAACAAACAAAATATAGTCACCTTTACAATATTTATGCGCTTGCATCTTGTCCGACTGTTGCGCAAGGTAATCGTCCTTTTGTATCTTGGTTGTAATTACCTTTTCTTGCGTTAAATCAGATAATAATGTTTCTTGTCCTGTTGGAATTGCTATTACTATTTCATCCCATCCAAGTAAGTTCTTATGAATAGATTGTAGGCAATAGTTCAGCCATTTTATATCACGGTGGTAAGTCCTCACAAATATAGATATGCTCATGCCGTAATTTTGTTTAATGCGTTTTGGTATGCATTAGATGCTTTTAATTCACAATCATAATATCCTAAATATGTTTTTTTGCCTTTAATTAAAATGTTTGCCATCCATTTCTTACGACATTTTATCCAATATACTCCAACATAAGGGCTGCTACTTTTGATATGCTTTTTATTTGTATTTTGACGATGTGTTATTACTTCAAGATTAGAAACATGATTATTTGATGGATTAAAATCAATATGATTAACTACTAAATTGAATCCGCATCTCCTATGATTTAAAAATGATTCAGCTACTAATTGATGAATTGTTCTTTTTATTTCATCTCCATTTCTTGTCAGCCCAACAACATGATAACCATATTTAACTACACTAATTTTTAAAATACGCTCTTTATTTGTGTAATGTTTGCCATTTGACCTAACAACAACTCTATTTAAACTTTTAACTCTACCAAAATTACTCACTTGGTAAAATCCTTCATAATCTATTACGTCTTTCCAAATTTCCATATTAATAATACTTTATTTCTCTTTTAATTTGTTTAAATGCCATAGAACTATCGGTATGTGCATTACCTGTCAATCTTAATTCCTTTGAAAATATTTTTGCTGTTGCTTTCCATTTGTTTATATCGTACTGTAATTCATGTGTTTTGTGGAATAAAGAACTGTTATTTGGACTTTTAAGAGTATAATTTAATCTAATTGCAATCATTGGTATTAAATAGTCCCAATGGCATTGGCCAACTACCAATTCACTTTTTGGAAATTCACTACAAAACTGCTTAGTTAAGTAAAAAACATCATAACCGCTATCAAATTTCCTAAATTCATTGTGAGTGTAAATATAGTCGTTTCTTGTAAATAGTTGTATCTCGCAATTCCGCTCAGTTATATCAATTTCTTTAAGTATCTCAATATCTGAATTGATTATTAACGCACTTTCATTTTCTTTTATCCAATCTGTAAAAACGTTTAACTTAACATAATCTTTTCCAAAGTCACGACCTAAATTATCGGTAGCTATAAACTCAACATCAAAATACTGCTTAATACGTGCTATGTCTTCTTTAGAATTGAATGAAATAACGTTATATCCGAGATTTAACCAACTATTTAATGCATGTTGTTGATTCTCTATGTTAGTAGGTGAAAATGTGGTTAAAAGTATCATTCTACCCATTTGTTAATCGTGAAAGATCCATTTATATTTTCTAACATATAGATTTCACCTTTGTTTAGATTTACTTGTACGGCTTTAAACGGAATCTTTAAATAAATTAGTTCTTTATTTTCTGCAATAAAAACTAACGAACTATTTTTGCGTTGGAAGTATTCAGCTTTTATTTGCATTACTAAATTTTTACAAAGTCAATTTCAAACCATGCGTTCGCTCTTTTTCTACATGTAGCGTTTATTCCGTTTGCTTTTAGTTTTATTAGTTGTGATTTACGGAGCTGTCGTGGCGAATACCAATTAAGTATTTTACCACTTCGATTTACTCCTTCTATTGCTAATTGTAGGCTGTCTAAGCTCATAAAGTGTATTTTTGTTTAATTTCGTTTAGTTCGTCGTCGCTATACTTTTTACTTTTAGTTTCATTTGCCAACTGCTCTAAATATTCTACTTTTTCAATTCCGTATCTATTTACTAAACCTTGTCTATAATTTGATTCGTTACCATTTAAGAATATGTTGCATTTTGCACACTGTTTATTTACATTTAACTCATTAAAAATTAATCCTCTATATATCTCTGCTTTTTTATAATGTCCACCATGCCAAAAAGGATTACTAAATGTTGATTCACAGCTAATACATGGTAAATTTTCATCTCGTTTTCTTACCCATGCTTGAAATACTTTCTTTACTTCATTTATCTTTTGCGTGTACGTTTTGGTATTTTCTTGGTATCTCTTTTTTCGTTCCTTTTCTTCAGTATTGTACTTTTTAGCAACTATCTTTTTTGATTTTTCAATCGCACATGTAACACATAGGCTGGTTAAAGAATTATATTGAATAAACTCATTTGTACAGCCTTTTGTCTTACACTTCATTACTTTTAAATCCACAAAACAATACTATAATACTAAATCGTTCTTCAAATATAGCATTTATAATACAAAAATGCAAGTGTTATTGTGAATTATTTTAGTTTATCTTTTAATATTTCCAATTCATTTATTGTTAAAGCTCCTGCACCTCGTATTCTTTTATTCATAAGTTTTCCGTCAACATCTTCTAAATATTTTATGCCAAATTCTTTAACATAGTCTATTAATGCTTTTCTTAATCGTTCCGAAATATCACAGTTTTTAATAACATAGTCTATTGTTGGTGTTTCTCTATCAACATTTACACGCTTTGTATTTTCAATAGGTATTTCTATTTTGCCATTCAAAATTTCATTGATTTGCATTTTGGTTGTTTCTAACATGCCTAAGATTTCAAAGGCGTTAAAGCCATCATTAATTCGTGTGGAGTGAAATTCACCTTTGTCATCTTGAGTAAATTCAATTGTGTATTTTTTTGTTATTGTGTTTTTCATTTTATTAGTTTTAGTTCGTTATTTGTTAGTGAAAAATAAAGATTTTGTAGCTGGCTAACGCTTTTTAATATAATATCATCTATCTTAACTCCTTTATAATAAACTATATTATAAAAATTTGCATCAGTTGGATAAATTGAAATATCATTCAATATGTATGGTGTATGTGATACATATTTACGGATAAACCCAAACCTCAACAGCCATTCCTCTGTTAGTGGTATTGGTTCAAAACTAAATAAATCATACCATTGCTCTGTGTAGTCAATTCTTATTTTCTGTGTATTATCGGCTTCTATTTTAGTTCCTGTAATTTGACATATTTTATGCTCAGCACCTTTATCTGAAACGCCTAAGAATAGAGCTATGTAATTACCTACTGTGTATTTTGTTTCCATTGTTATTTATTTAATTGTTTTTAAATGTTCGTAACGTAAACCCATTGCATAACTTCTAAAATTTATTATTTCTTCTTGATTGACTGTTAAATGATGCTCTACACTATCATCTTGATGTTGAAATATTAATCCTTTTTTTACTTTATTATCAATGTCATATTTAATGTCTGTGAAATTAAAGTAGTACTGCTCAATGAAAACTGCAATTCCGCCTACTTCATCAGCAACCCAATCTGTAAATTCGTATCCATGTTTTTTAACAAACTTTTCTATATATCTGTTAACTGCTTGTTCGTGTTGTTCTTTAAGTGTCATAATTCTATTTTAAAGTGTTAAAATGTCCAGTTTTTATACAAATAAACTGGACATTTGTTTTAATATTTAACTTATAATGTATTGTTTTTTAAAGTGTTAATATCTATTGCTAAGCCTTGACCTATTAATCCGTGAATGTCAAAGTGCCATTTGTAGAGTTGTTGTATTAATTCATATTGTGGCAATGAATGCACAGTAAATTCTTTATTATTATCTCTTAATTCAAAACAAATATTATCATTATCAAATGAAAAAAACCATTTATAATTTACTTTGTTTTTCTCTCCTAATAAATATGTTCCATACTCTGGATTTTCAGGTATTCTACAAGCATATTTGACACACAATTCATACATTGGCACGAACTCCTTACCATCATTGTAACCATCTACTTTAATAGGCTTTGTTAGGTCTGAGAGTGGTCTAAGGCATATCTTGTAAATCGGTCTTGAATATTCTGTTAAACAGATGTTAGTTACATTTGATTGATGGACACCAAATCCAATTGTATTATAGTTTGGTTTTATGTAATACTTGTCATCATCATCAGATAATGTTGCATATTTTAAGCCATAAGGCAAATATGGTGCAATGTGTTCTAGTGTTATTTTTTCTTGTTCTGTCATTGTTTAGTTATTTATAGTTTATAATTTCTTGTTTTACTGTTTGCCAAAATTTTAAATAATTATTTGTGTGTTGGCTAATTGTTTCAGGTGTTCTTATGTCTTGATAAATATTATTCAATCCATAATTTACATCTTTGAATGATTCTAACATTTCATCTACACACACAATAGCATGTTCTTTAGTTCCTACCTTTTCAATGAGATCCTTTGCCTTTTGTTGTTCTGCTGTCATAATTTTTATTTTATTTGTTTCTTAAAATATTTCGAATGTTTCTTGTTCGTAGCTTGTCGGTTTGTAATTTCGCATTTCTTCTGCTAGTGTTTGTGGTTTTAACCAACTTCTATTGTCTAAAATTCCATCATAATATCTTTTACTTTTTATATCGTAACTGAACTCTGCTACACATTCAGTACCCCAATGGTCGAACTTAATTTTCTGCACATGTACAAATGTTTTTTCTTGTTCAAAGTCACGATAAACACAAATTCCATTATCTGCTTTGTTGTAGAAATTAGCACTACCTGCAATATCATAAAGCGTAGGAATTTTCCTTTTTCCTGTTTGAATATCTGATGGCATTTTCGTAGGATGCGCCACTAAAAAACAGTGAACATTTTGCAACTCACAAAATCTTACAATTTCATCTAAAGCCTCTCCCATGTAAGTTGTTTTATCGTCCTTATGTTCTAACTTATTCCATGCGTCAATTACAAAATAATCTAATCCATATCTTTGTTTAATCGCATAAATTTGTTTTAAAATAGATGTCAAGCTAAAATCCTTTTCAGGCTTCAAAAACCAAATACTTTTATCTAAATACTGTTTAATCTCGTTTAATTCATCAATGCTTATTCTATCGTAACCGTCCCAGTTTTTACCGCTTATTTTTCGTACCATTTTTGAAAAGTGCAATTGTGTTGGTCTATTTTCAGGTGAATAAAATGTACCTTTCCAATTATGAAGTATTCTTAGTTGTAAACAGATATAGTCTAAAAAATCAGACTTACCATGTGAAGGAATACCCGTTATTATGGTTAGATAACCTTTTACAATATTTAGTGTAAAATTTGGAATATTTAATGTAACACCTCTATCTAAACCGTTGATATACATATCATCAATTTCATTTGAAATATCAGATATTGTGAATACACCTTCTAACGGGAAATATTGTGCTTTACTTGAAACCGTGACAACAGCATTTAAACCATATTTGAGTAGGTATTCGTTTGCATCTTTACAATCTTCTATCTCGATAAATTTGCAACGCTCAAAACCTAATCTATCAGCTAAATCAAACTTTAATTTTCGACCAGCAATGTCATTGTCCAACCAAAGTATTATTTCTTTTTTATCTACAAAGTAATCATAACAGTTATCTAAGTATTGAAGATTATTTGTTTTTGTGTTAGCACCATTTGGAACAGAAACTACATTACACAAACCAGCTTCAATTAAAGTCAAACAATCAATTTCCCCCTCAACAATAAAACATTTATCAGTATCTTTAATTTCATCTAAATTGTAAAATATTAATTCTGCATCTTTGAATAACTTAAAATTCTTTTTACCGTCACGATATTTTACATTTATAAGTTGATTGTTTCTAAAATAATTGAAGTTTATTGTATTTTCTTCTTTTCCTGTTTGTGGCATCCACTCTAAACTATCACTAATTTTTGTTTTAAGTAGCGTTTTTTGCATTATTCCTCTTTTCTCGAACCATTGTACCACATTCTCGTTTAAATCTGTTTTATTGTGCCATTGTGGTTTTTTATATTCAATTTTATAAATTTCATTTTTTAAGAATCCACTCCAGCCACAGTGATTGCACCTCCAAACTTTCTTGTCTAAATTAACACCCAAGCATTTATCTTTAGATTTTTTTCGTGTGTGTGAACATTGAGGACAAATGCAAGTTGTTTCACCTGTTAATTTTCCATAAGGAATTTGTATGTTGAAATCTGCGTATGTCATCTTACTAATTTTGCTTTCTGTGGTATCAATGTTTTTATATTTTCTCGAATAAATTTTGCAAATGCATTTGGAATATGTTTGTAATCATTAAAACTGAATCCGTTTATAAAATGTTCTCTTAATTTTTTTTGTATCTCAATATCGAACTTCGATGCTTGTAATTGCATTAATAATGATTCGTATAACGTTTGGTGGTTTTTAAAATACCAGTCGACTATATTACCATTTTCAATTTTGCCGTTGACGAGAAAATACTCATCGTCAACTTGTATATTTGTATTATTGTATAATTGTATATCTATACTACTAGTGCTTTGATGTGTGCTTTCACTTTGCTTTGATGTGTGCTTTATTAGTGCTTTGTCAAGTGCTTTGTCAAGTGCTTTTGTCTTTTTTGATAGAGCAATTATATTGCTAGAGTATTGATTTTTTGATATTTCTATCATTTCAATAAACCCAAATTTTACTAAATCATCTAAAGTTTTTTTATAAGTATTATATGATTTTATTCCAATTGCTTCTTTTGCCATTGAAGTTGGTAGTCCAAATTTCTCTTTCCACCCCAATCTATTACAATGCTCAATACAAAAAAAATACAATGCACTATGGTTTGGATTTATTTTTTCAGGATTTTCAAAACACCAATTAAACCAATTTCTTGACAATGTATATATATCTAGCATTATTCCTTAATTTTAAAGCGTGAAATAATTTGTTCTGCTGTTAATCTTTTACCTGTAATATCATTGTTTAAAACACGCAATAAAGTGAAAGTATCGCTACCTAATGGCATTTTATTATGAATTAAAACATAGATTGTATTTACAATATTTCCACGATATAAAGCTATTTCAGTAGGTGTAATTTCTTTAGGTAGATAATCAGTCCAGTTATCACAAATATTGTAATAAAGATTGATTAATGTAGTAATTGTAGTGATTTTATTCATAAATTAATAAATAAAAAGAGCGCCACTAAATCCGATAAACAAAGTTGCGAGGGCTAGTTGACAACCCACTTTGCTTAACATCATTAATGACGCTGTATTGTAATTAAATAATTTTGAACTCATAACAACTAAATTTTTCGCACAGCAAAGGTAACTAATATTTTTTAATTATTCAACTTTATTTTTAAATTTTTACATTATAACCTAATTCTTTTTGTACAGGCTTTTGCAATCTTTGTCTTTTCTCCCAAAGTTCACCACGTAATTCTTTATTTTCACTTTGTATCTGTCGTGAATAACGCTGTATCGTTTGAATGC